AAATATGAAAGGAAACGCATGACTGACATGAGTAAATATAAAAATGTTTCTCTAACAAAAGAAACATACGCTACTTTAGATAAGTTATCAAAGGTATTATTGCCTGATGCTAAATTGTCTATAAGTAAAACAATTGAATCAATTGCAAATGAGAAAGCTAAGAAATTAAATGGAAAAATTAAAAAAAGCTAAAGTTACAGTAACTATTTGCCCGACTTGTAAGGGCAATGGATATTTAAAAGTTGCAACAGAGGGAAAGGACCAAGTACATCAGTGCTGGGACTGTGACTCGGAAGGGGAATTCTATGAAGTCGATGATATGGGTTGGATTGATGATGGTACTTCTGACAGCCTGCACTAAAGATTTAAGGTTTGATGGGTTTGATCCAACAACTTCGGTTGTAAAATGGGTTTTTACAAATGATGCTAAATAAAAATTTTAAATGTAGAAAAGGACGAGCTCCAGGTGAAAAAAAATGCTACGCGCTAAACACCTCTGGAGGTTACATATGTGAGACCTTTACGGCAACTTGCAGTATTCGAGCCTTTGGTGACCCGTTAGTACGTGCACGGAAAGCGGGCATTTGATGTTAGGTTTATTTTTTATAGGCACTGCAGTTTCAATTATTGTACTGGCTATACTAATATATGTGAGGAAATATGATTCCTGATACAGACAAGGCTTACATAGCCGGACTCTTCGATGGTGAAGGCTCGATACACATAAAGCGAGCACCTGAAAAGAAAAAGAAACATCGAGGTAAACCTGGATATAGAATGTCTAATAGTTTGCGATTAAACATGGAAATCACCATGACTGATCGTAGTGTATTGATGTGGGTCCATGAGGTCTTGGGTGTTGGAACACTGACCAAGAAACCTAGAAAAGGTAAAAGAGTTGATGGCACAAAATATTTAATGCAGTACAGATGGCGATGTACTTTCAGAGATGCATACTATGTGTGTTGTTTGATTTGGCCTTGGGCACATACCAAACTACCAAAGATACAACAAATTATAGAACACTACGCAAAATATAACTCTGATAATAAAGTAATAAATTTAGAAGAATATAAGATGAGGAAAAAAAATGTTTGATAAATATATTTATAATTTTTTAAATTTTGTATACCACTGGTCGACGAAGTTAACATCGTGGTCATGGTGTAAATTGTATAGTGATAGGAGAAAAGGTTATGGCTACAAAAAAGAAAAAAGAAAAACCGAAAGGTAAACAGTGGGACGGAGTGACTAGACCGTCTACTGATTTATACAAAGAAAATTTTGATCGAATCTTTAATGTTGAAAAAGAAGATGAGATTCAAAAAGAAAACGAGGAGTACCTCGAAGAAATAAAAAGTAAACTATAAAGGAGAAATATGAAGCACATACAAGAAGTAATACCAATGAGAGGAAGTGAGGTAGGTCTATCACTATTGATAGATTCATGGAGAAACCAGATCTCACAAGACCAACAGTACAGAGAGTTAACACAAAACTCTATTGAGTCTATAAAAAGAGTACAGAAACTAAATCCAACATACCCTGGAATAATTAGGTGGCAAGTGGATCAACAACATTTTGAAAAGCATAAGGTGAAAAAGTTATGCATCATTGATAATGGTGAAGGAATGACACCTGAAGAGATGTTGGAAAACTTAAACAGTTTAGGTAATTCAACAAGAAACAATGAATATTACAACCACGGCTGTGGTGCTAAGATCGCAGGACTAGCACACAATCGTTTTGGTTTGTTATATAAAAGTTGGAAGAACGGTAAAGGTTATGTTGTAAAATTTATGCGTAACGAGATGGGCCGATACGGTGCTGTCAAGATTGGTGGCAAATGTTCTTTTCCAATATCAGATGAAATGAAACCAGATTGTATTAAAGATCATGGTTGTATCGTAACATTGTTAGGGGATGATGAAAAAGAAGACACAACACTACCTAATGAAAAAGGTTATGGCTTACTAAAAGGAACTAGAAAAGCTAGGTCTGTATGGTTAGCAGCGTATCTTAATACTAAATACTTTAGTGTACCTAACAATATTAGAATTACCGTTGAAAGATTTGGTATGAATAATACGACTCTGACTATCAAAGGTCACGAGCATGGTTTGGGTTTACACTATGAAAAAAGAGACGAAGTACAATTAACTAATACTAAAGTCTTAATATTTTTTAGAAAAGAAACACGTAATACTACAACCAATAAATCTAACTTACAACACTACATGACAACCAGTCAGTTAGGTATTGTCAATCAAGGTGAGTTAATTAAGTTAGAGTTTGCAGGTGCCAATGGGGCTAACCCTTTACCTGCGTGGGGTTTACAATGTATACGTCAGCACGTAACTTTAGTTTTAATACCTGAAGGTGTGTTCAAACAAAACATCGAGCGAACAGATCTAATCTGTGATGGTATGCGTATCAATGAACAACTAAATCTTTGGAAGAATGAATTTAAAGATAAGATGCCTCAGTGGTTAAAAGATTTTGAAGCTGAGAAACAAAAGGAACAGTTGGATAAGGACAATGACAATGAGTCTAGACTTAAAAAACTAGCACCGTTGTTTAAAAAAGAAAGATACTACAACTCTCAAACGGGTAGTATTGATATCGAAAGATCTGATGTTAGAAAAGCATCGAGTAAAAAGAACAATGATACAGACAGCGAGGATCCTAAGCCTAATCCAAACAGTGATCCGAAAGATGAGTTTGGTTTAATCGAAGCGGTCTTTGGTGTTAAGGTTGATAAGAGTAAGTATAAGGGTAAAAAAATTAATTTAATTAATGAATATCCTAATGTTCACTATGTCAACAATGGCCCAAGTCATTATATCGGTACGTTTATTAAGGATAATTATTCTATTGAGGTAAACCTGGAGTCGAATCTAATGGTTGAATTAGTAGATTACTTGGATAAAATGTTCTCGAAGATTATGAGAGTTAACATAGTTAACGAGGTAAAATCTTTAATTGGTCTATCTTTGCAGCAACAAGTGGCTCATGTATATAATCGAACTGATTCATCGGAGGAAGAAATAAACATTGCTTTATCTGATTTATGTTTGACAGCCTGCGCTGCGAATAAAGATTATATTATCGATAGATTATCTTTTAAATTTAAAAATTATAGTAACTGGAAGAATAGAAAAAAAGGATCGGTTACGGAGATGAGAATCTAATGATGGATGATAAGGATATAGAAGAATATCATAACATAAGTAAAATGATAAAACATAATGCTAAGTATGATTATATCACGGGTAAACAAATCACGGATCCCGATACTGGGACCAGGGTCTATGAAGTAAATAATGATAGACTTCCTTCGGTGACTACGATATTAGGAGCCACCAAAAATAAACAATTCTTAAAAGAATGGAAGGAAAAAGTCGGTGAAGCGGAAGCAGAGCGAATCAAGAATCTATCTAGTAGGCGGGGTACATCCATGCACAAATTCCTCGAATCTTATGTTACCGGTGTTGGTTACGATGATCTTACAGAACTCGGACAGGCGGCGAAGCCCATGGCCGAAAAAATTATGGAAGTGGGTCTTGCGCCAGTGGATGAGTATTATGGTAGTGAGGTTACGTTACATTATCCGGGCCTATACGCAGGCTCAACAGACCTTGTTTGTTTACATAACGGTCTTGAAACTATTGTTGACTTCAAGCAAGCCAATCGTCCGAAGAAGAAAGAATGGATCGAAGATTATTATCTTCAAATCGCAGCGTACGCCATGGCCCACGATTACGTCTACGGCTCCAGTATACGCCAAGGAGTTATCATGGTATGCACGCCTGACTTATATTACCAAGAATTTAGGATCACGGACCATGAATTAAGGACCTGGAAACACGGCTTTTTGAAAAGATTGGACATGTATTATGACCTAATGCATGATGAAAAAGAGCAAGCTAAGGTAAATATTAATCCTGAAGATTTTTTTAATGGAGCGTAATAATGGATAAATTTGAACAAGAACAACAAGACTTAAAAGAAAGTTACAAACAATCATTAAAGAATAAATCTGATAGAAAAGTAGAGGGTGAGATATCAGGATACTATTTTAATGGTGAAAAATCATATATAATTTATAAAGATGAATACGGCAATGAAACTATGAAGGAGTGGAATGATGAATGACAAACTTAGAAAGGTTCTAACCTACAGATACAATGCAGAGATACAAGATGCCTTGTATAAAATACAATGTTTTAGTGAGCAGGAACTGGTGATACCAGAACACCCTGATATTACTGCAGAAGTAGACAAATTACTTATGAAGATTGCAGAAGCAGAAGACAAGATGGCAGTAATCGAGCTACATTATGGCGAAAAAGAGGCAGATAAGACAGTATTGTAAAGGGATTTAAAAAGTTTTGAAAAAAAAAATAAAAAAAGTAGCAAAAAAAAGTGTCATTTTGTCGTTTTGGTCTAGAAGTGTTGATTTTATTGACTTTAGGGTAGACACTTTAGGGGACACTTTACGTTTAGGTAGACACTTTATTTTGTCACTTTTACAATATTACAATATATTACAGAATGCCCTACCCCGAAAGGTTGAAAAAGTTTTGAAATTTTTAAAACTTTCTAGATCCCTTATATAAATATGATAGAAGGGTAACATGCCTAGGAAAAGAAGAAAACGAATCGCAGCTGAGTTATCTCCCGAGATACCTTATCCTAAAGTTCGAGTGGAGTGGATCGATTGTGTCAGCGACTCGGGCTGGGCTACTGATAAAGAGTTTGATAAGATGAGATTAGCTAGACCTGTAAATGAGGGTTGGTTGTTTGATAAAACTAAAGACCATATAAAACTATTTGCAAGTTATGATAAAGATGATGACGGTTATATTTTTGGTGACAGAACTATGATACCTCGTCAGTGGGTGAAAAAGATACAGAAATTATAATTTATGGTAAAAATCTATAAAGATTTTTTATTGCCTGACCTGTTTGATAAACTAAAAAATACTGTAACTGGTAAAGATTTTCCTTGGTATTACAATACTTCAACAGTTGTTTACGATCACATATTAACTTCTAAGTTTGAGTATATGTTTACACATGTGTTGTATTTAGAAGATAAAATACAGAGCACTTGGTTTCACACATTTGAACCCGTTCTTTACAGTATAGAAGATAAATATAAAATTTCTAAACTACTTAGATTTAAGTTAAATCTGTATACAAATCAAAACAGAGAATATCACCATGCTCCTCATACTGATTTCCCCAAAGAACAACAAGGAATAAACATAGGTTTATTTAATTTTATAACTTGTAATGGTGGCACTACAATTGATGATAAAAAGTATATCTCTAATCAGAATGAATTACTTGTTTTTGATAATAAATATAAACACAATGGTATAGTTCAAACCGATACACCTAATAGAGTTGTGTTGAATGTGTGTTGGGAATGATTACTTCTCTTCGGACTCACCCTCGATCGTCTTCGCACCTAAAAGAGGTGCGTAATCGTCTAAGATTTGTTTCATTTTTGATTCTAGTTCTTGTTCTGATAAGTCTTCTAGTTTCCCAGTTTTTATTATTTTTCTGTCTATGTATAGTCCTGCTGCCTTGCCTCTGTTGGCTTCAGCATTTACAGCAGAAGAGAAAGACCCTTTTTTCAAAGCAGCCTCTCTGAGTCTTGCGAGCTCAGCTATGTGATTTTCATAAGTGACTTCATGCTTTCTAACTCTCTCTTCTTTTAATTGACCTATGTATTTCACCACAAGTGGTGATAGTCTAGGATTACATAATTCAGAGCCTTCTTGCCTAGCTCTCTTTGGGCTGTACCCAGCAGCGATAGCTGCTTCTCCTTGAGTCATAGGTCCTTCAGGTCCACCGAATACTAAAAACTCGGCGAATCTTTGTTGCATTTCAGTTAATCTTTTAGGAACACCCATGATTGACAATTTAAGGTAACTATCCTATAAAGTCAAGATATGAAAGACAAACGACAGTACCATAAATTGAAAGAACACGGTGAAGATATAAGTTTAGAGAATGAAGTTAAGCTTCAACACGATGATAGAGGTAGTCTTGATCTAACTAAACAAATAGATTTATTAAAACAAAAATTAGAAATATCAGAATTTTGGAATGCACAGATGAGAACTGAAATACAGTATTGGAAGACTAAGTCTTCAGATTTAGAAATTGCACAAAATCTCTTGCATGGTTACAAAAAAGTGATAGAGGATTTAACAGTCAGGCTAAGGAAAAAATAATGTTTGTACGACACCTGCAAGAGTACCTCGCTAAATTTACAGAGGGCCGTAATTCTAAAAACGGTAATGCTGTGAGTAGTGCTAGAATATATATTGCGATGCCGAACGGCTACCTAGAAGAGATAAGACGTATTGAAGTACACGAAAGTACCAAACCCGGTGATACTTCTGTGCGTGTTGTTTTGAAACCAAACAAGGA